TACAAAGGTACTTCACCTTATGACGCTGGATTATTCTATTGCCCATATGTACCTCTACAGCAGGTCAGAGCAATTAATCCTAACACCTTCCAACCAAAAATTGGATTTAAGACTCGTTACGGCATGGTTTCAAACCCATTCTCAGGTGGTCTTACCCAAGGTTCTGGTGCTCTTACAGCTAATGCTAACAAGTACTACAGACGTGTACAAGTTGCAAACCTCATGTAATCCATCGGATACATATTCAAAAAGAGACCCTAATGGGTCTCTTTTTTATGCTATATAATATACTAATAGTATTGTCATGAATAAATGGATCGTTATAAGTTTAGGTAGTCTAGTAGGTATATCACATATTGGTATGATTGGTATGCTTGCTACTAGGAGTAATCTTCCTACACTAAATTTGCCTGTAGGAGAATATACTACCTATGCAGTAGAAGCAAGTAAAGAAGGATATCGAATACATTATAAAGCAAATGATCCTAAGGTCTTGCGTGTGGAAAGGGATGTGAAACGTAAAGCTGGCTTTCTGGGGTTGGGTAACAACACGTATGAAGGATTTGAAGAGTACACTATGGACGGACATAGACACTTATCAAGCAGCAAAGGTACGGGAGATTCCCCCGACCCAAAGTCTGTCGCGTGCATCGAGGCAGTCGGTGGTGGAAAACAAACGGGAAGAATTGTCGGAGGTAGCATTGGGGCTGCTGCTGGTTCTAGTCTTGCCTCTGTTCCTTTTGTTGGTTGGGTACTTGCTGGTGCTGCTACGATGATTGGTATGGATCAAGGTGCAGACATAGGTGGCAATATGTCCAGAGATCTTAACGAAAATTGTGAAGAAGAAATTAAATGAGTAAATACCAGTGGATTATAACGAAATTAAATCCTGGTTTCAACTAGAACTAGAAAACGAAAATCTTGAATCTATGCTAACAGTATACCAAGACCATATCGAAGAACTAGAAGAAGAAAACTCACAGTTAAAGCAGCAAGTGCTTTTCCTGGAACAACAACTTGAATACAAAACATTAGGATTACCTGTAGAGGAAGAAGATAAATAACAAGTAATCCTTTAATACATTATGAACACATTAATTTTAGTAATGTCCTTTGCCAACTTTCTATTCTATCCATTAGTGGTAGGAACAATTGTTGCGGTTATAATTGAACAAATCTTCAGATCCAGAGGTAATGAAGATAATCCCAAGGATGTACGAAACGTTAATATCTCTATGGGTATACGAAAGTATCTCTACAGACAAGCGTGGATTTTTAATTTAGTATGGTTTGTGGCATATTTTATTCTTATGTTCACAGTCGGAAGACAACAACCACAGGCTATGCCTGACCTTATTTGGCAAGGATAATTATGATACAATTTAAAGAACAAGAAATTGACCGTCTAATATGGGCATGTCAATATCGTAAAGAGCATGTTGATTTTAATAAAACAGGTGCTCAATATTGGTATGATACTTATCATAAACTCCAACATAAGTTAGAAACTTATAGAGAGGAATTAGATTGTGCCGATTGTAAGTATGTTCAATGTGACGTACATGCCTGAACATACATTTACATTTACTGATGATGAACTTCAGTGTATTAGAGTGTGTATGCGAAATGCACCATCACCATATGATATATCTAAGAAAAAGTTAGTAGAAGATGTGGTGTCTAAGATTGGAGAACCAATCAGAGAAAAGATTGAACCTCTGAGAATGCCTAAGTACGATCTATCAAAGTATGGAATAACAGATTGATTATGAATTATAAAGACTCTGGAGTTGATATAGAAGCAGGTAATGCTTTTGTAGAAAGACTAATGAAGAAAGCACCTGCTATTGGTGGATTTGGTGGTATGTTTAGGGTACCTGATGGGTATGAGAAACCTGTATTGGTTTCTGGTGCTGATGGTGTAGGAACTAAAATTAATATTGCATCTATTGCTAGAGACTATACAACCATAGGTATAGATCTAGTTGCTATGTGTGTTAATGATGTAATCTGTTGTGGTGCCAAACCATTATATTTTTTAGATTATATTTCTCTTAATACAATCAATCCTGTTGTAGATGATATTATGACAGGTATTATTAAAGGATGTGAGATAGCAGATATAGAACTTATAGGTGGAGAAACTGCTGAACATCCAAGAGCAAGGGATATTGATCTTGCAGGATTTTGTACTGGTATAGTAGAAGAGAATGAAATTATAGATGGTAGTCTTATTAAACCAGGTGATAAAATTATAGGATTTCCTAGTAGTGGATTACATAGTAATGGATATAGTTTAATTAATGATATGTTATGGAGACATAAGATATCTTATGATAATAGTTATTTTGATAAAGGTACACCAGAACTACTTACACCAACTACAATCTATTCACCTTTGATTCAAGATTTATTGGATGAGGTTCCTATTGTTGGTATGGCACATATAACAGGTGGTGGAATACCAGGTAATATATCACGTTGTATTCCAAAAGGATTAAAGGCAAATGTAAATTATTCTTGGCCTTTACCAGAAATTTTTAGCAAGATTCAACTTGCAGGTGAAATTCCTTTAGAGGATATGAAGACCACTTTTAATTGTGGCATAGGCTTTTGCATAATAGTACCACCTGATGTTACAATAGATAGTAGTATAGAATCATGGGAGATTGGAGATGTCCAAGCAATCGATTAGATTTAAAATAAGTCAAGATGGTAAGGTCGAAGAGAGAGTAGAGGGTGTCAAAGGAGATACTTGCGAATCTTTAACTAGAGATCTTGAAAAGAAACTTGGTGATTTAGAAAAACGTATACATACATCAGAATACTATAAACAAAACGAAGTATCAAATGTCACACTTCAGCACAATCAAAACCAAACTTAAAGATCGTAAGGCATTACTTCACGCATTAATGTTTATGGGTTATGGTGTAAATGTTGATCAAACGATGAAAAATCCTGCTGAACATATTCACGAAGAAGTTGTTGCAGATATTACAGCTAGTAATAATATTGGGTTTCGTATGAATAAGACAACAGGTGAGTATGAGTTGGTTACAGATTTACAAACATGGAATGAACCTATACCTGTAAAGAGATTCTTAGATAAGGTATCACAAAATTATGCGATTGAGGTTATTACTATGGCAGCACAAGATAAAGGATATGAAATAGAAGAACAAAAAGTATTAGATAATGGATCTGTTGAAATGGTAGTTACTAGATGGACATAAATAATTAAAAACCTGATGGCTAATTGGTATAACGAACAATTAACAAATAAGAATTTTTTGTCTCCTATTGGATTTGTTTTTGTATTAGATAAAGCAAGGAGAACATCTTTCTTATGTCAAAGGGCAGAGATACCTGCCATCAATTTAGGTGCAGTTCAGATTCCTACTAGGGGTATGGTTCCAATACCTACAGAAGGAAATATGACATATGGTAATTTAAATATAGATTTCTTAGTTGATGAAGATCTGAGAAATTATATGGAACTTCATAACTGGATTAGGGCATTAGGTACTCCACAAGATTATCAAGAGAGAAGAGATTGGGTGGATAAGTATTCTATAGGGATGGGTAAATCACCAGATACTAAGACATCTGACGCAACTTTACAGGTATTAAACAATAATAACATCGTAAATTTTGATGTAGTATTCAAAGATTTATTCCCAGTATCATTATCTACAGTTAATTTTGATGTAACGCAAGACGATAATAATTATTTTACAGCAACAGCAGAGTTTGAATACGTTCTTTATGAGGTAAGGAATAAGAACAGTCAGACCAGACGTTGACAAAATGAGATACCTGTGCTAGGGTATTAGGGTCTATACATATAACGGTATGGGAGGTAGAGCCAGTGGGATTAAGAAAAGGGGACAACCCTAGAAATAAAAAACTTATAACAGACTTCGATGACTCCAATTGGAGAGAAGAATACAAAGCATACACAAGTAATAAAAGAGAACTTGAGTTGCTAGAGAATGGACCTAAGAGTCTATCCCAGTCTTGGTTACTTGGTGCTATGCGTCAGAAGTGGATGAGGATTAAAGGGTATGGTTATCCAGAGCCACCTGATGTTTCATCATCTATGAAAGAATTTTTTGAAAAGACTAAAGATCAAGGTATATAATGAATCTGGAAACACTACAGGATAAATGGAAAGAAGATAGTGTTATTGATCCTGATAAGTATGGTGAGGAATCCGTAAGAATTCCTCAACTCCATATGCGTTATATGGAATTTTATAATACATTTTCTCTAATGAAGAAAGATAGAGAAAGTGAAATGAGAGGATTGATTAAATCAAAATGGGTATACTATAAAGGAAAAGCACCTGCAACAGTATACAGAGATACACCATTTGATTTTAAATTAACTACTAAAGAAGAGATTAATATGTTCATCGAAGCAGATGAAGATATCAGAAAATTACAATTAAAAATAGACTACATAGAGCAGACAATACTTTTCCTTGATAGTGTATTGCGACAAATAAACAATCGCAATTATCAAATTAAAAATGCTATTGATTGGGAGAAGTTTCAAGCAGGTATGTAATGAGATACGGTGATCTTTATAGAGTTATAGAACTCTCTCCAGCAGCATTAGATATAGTAAAAAATGCTATATCTAATAAAGATTTAAAATGGAAAGATAGTGCTATAGATGGTAAAGGAAGTAAGAGCACCATTAGAAAAAGTGAAGTAGCATGGATTAACGATACTAATCTATTCAAGATGTTGATGAGTGTCGTAGGAGAAATTAATAAATTAACTGAATGGAATTTAAATATACAAGGATGTGAACCAGTTCAGTTTGGAATTTATACTGAAGATAATTTTTATGATTGGCATGTAGATCAACATAATAGATCGCATGATCCTAGAATGCATGGATGCATTAGAAAAGTTAGTATGTCCTTACTCATGAATTCAGAAGATGAGTTTGAGGGAGGCGAGTTGGATATAGAGATATATAAACCAGGAACCAATCCAAGGTATGACACTGTGAAATTACCAAAAGGTTCTGCTGTATTCTTTCAATCTGATATGTGGCATAGAGTCAGACCAGTAACAAAAGGAATACGAAAGTCGTTGGTAGCTTGGTTTTATGGACCTCCTTATACATAAGAAAAATGAAGTCTACTTAAAAGTAGAAGCAGAACCTCATTTACATCAAGAAGCAGCAGAATTTTTTTCCTTTGAAGTAGAGTCTGCAAAATACATGCAGAGGAAAAATAGGTACAGAGGATGGGATGGTAAGGTACATCTATATTCCCCTGCTACTGGTGAGATATATTGTGGTCTTGTTAGTTATTTTACTGACTGGGCTAAAAGAAGAGGGTATGCATACGAATTTAAAGAGCATGAAAAGTATGGACACCCTGAAGAAAAAAATGATTTAATTACTCCAGAATCTGTCGTTGGATTTGTGAAGTCACTTCGTTTACCTGTACAGGTACGTGATTATCAATATAAGGCAATATATGAGTCCTTAAGATATAACCGAAGACTACTCCTGTCACCAACAGCTTCTGGTAAATCGTTGATGATTTATGCATTAGTTAGATTCCATGTAAATGCTAATAGAAGAATATTGATTGTAGTTCCTACTACATCCCTTGTAGAGCAAATGTATAAAGACTTTGCTGATTATGGATGGAAAGTAGATGTATTCTGTCATAAAATTTATGCAGGTGTACCAAAGAACACTAATCATTATGTAACCATTTCAACTTGGCAGTCCATCTATAAGCAACCTCGTAAATGGTTTGAGAGGTTTGATGTCATTATAGGTGATGAAGCACATTTATTCAAGGCCAAGTCTTTAACAACTTTAATGACTAAATTGCATGGTTGTAAATACCGTATAGGTTTTACTGGTACATTAGATGGTGCTAATGTAAATCAATTAGTATTAGAAGGTGTGTTTGGTAGGTGTTCTCAGGTAACAAGAACTAATGATTTAATGAAGCAAGGTCATGTTGCTAAATTAAAAGTTAAAATTTTAGTCTTAAAACATCAAGAACAAATATTTGATGGGTATCAAGATGAAATGGATTATCTTGTTGCACATGATCAAAGAAATATATTCATTCGTAATCTTGCTTGTGATCTAAAAGGTAACACATTAGTGCTTTTTAATTACGTAGAGAAGCACGGTCTCCCCTTGTATGAGATGATAAATAGTCATACGGACAAACCAGTCCATTTAGTTTATGGTGGAGTGGATGTCGATGACCGAGAACATATAAGGAGATTAGTAGAAAATGAAGATGACTCGATTATTGTTGCCAGTTATGGCACTTTCAGTACTGGGATTAACATTAGGAGGTTGCACAACGTCATCTTCGCCAGTCCCTCCAAGTCCAGAATTAGAAATCTCCAGTCCATCGGTAGAGTCCTTCGACTTGGAAGGGACAAAGTAAAGGCAACTTTATATGATATTGCTGACGATATTACCAGAGATAATGGAGTAAATTATACTTTGATTCATCTCTTCGAGAGATTAAAAATATACAAAGAAGAGAAATTTAACTATGAGATCGTAGAGGTTAAACTCAAGGAATATGGCACTTAATTACGTAAAACATGAAGAAGAATTCTATGGAATCTTTAAACTAAACAACGGTGAAGAGATTCTTGCGAAGTCTGTACTAACTGATGAGAGTGGAGAAACTTTGTGCTTCCTTCAAGATCCTGTTGTCATAGAAATTATTAATAAGGAATTGGGTGGAAACAAATTAATGCGTGGCATAGGTTTCCACAAATGGATGCAGTTATCTGATGAAGAATTTATTATTATTCGTGAAAAAGATATTGTAGCAGTTGCTTCTATGAGCAAAGAAGTAATATTAATGTATGAAACTTATCTTTCTACTAATGAAGGAGAAGAGACTGAAGAACAGAAAAAAATTCGCATCTCCCGTCGCAGGGCAAAAATTAATGAAGCGTCTGGGTATCTAGGAAAAATTGATGAGGCACGTGCTCTATTTGAAAAATTATATAATACATAATATATCCCTGAACCCTTGACATGGTTAGTCTACAGGCAATTGACAATCTTGTCAAGCCCTGATAGAATAGAAACACTGAAAGGAGAACAATATGAAGACTGCTCCTAAGAAGAAACAGCATTATGTTAACAACGCTGACTTCCTTGCTGCAATCATAAAGTACAAAGAGAAAGTTAAAATTGCCGAGGAGAAGGGTCTTCCAAAACCTCGTGTCAATAACTATATTGGTGGATGCTTTCTTAAGATAGCAACACATTTATCTTACAGACCAAACTTTATCAACTACATGTATAAGGATGATATGGTTTGTGATGGAATAGAAAATTGTATACAGTACATAGATAATTTTGATCCAGCAAAGAGTAAAAATCCATTTGCATATTTTACACAGATAGTGTACTATGCTTTTCTACGTCGTATTGCTAAAGAGAAACGTCAGATGGATATTAAAGATAAAATTTTAGAGAAGTCTGGATATGATCATGTGTTCTCTACTGATGGTGACAGTAGTACTGATTATGCAGGAATTAAAAATAGAGTGGAGATGAATACAAAGCGATAATATTATGATTCCCACTACTGTTCAAGATAATTTCTTCGACAGACCTGATGAACTTGTAAGATTAGCAGATTCGTTAGAGTTTAGACCTGCCGAAGAGCAACAATATCCTGGTGCACGTTCTGCACCTTTTTCTGTTATTAATCAAGAGTTAGATAGATACGTTGGACAGCGTATTCTTAGATCATGGTTTCATTCAGGTGAGTTTTCTAGAACATCTGATTTAAATTGGGTTGCTGATATTAGATTTCAACTTGTTGAACCTGCACATCCAGAACAATATCATTTAAAAAATCGTGGGTGGGCTCACTTCGATTCATCAATTAAGTTTGGTGGTATTATCTATCTAAATCCTGATCCAGAACCAGGTACAGGAACTGATATACTTCAAAATAAAAAAGGATATTTTTCAGTTAAACCTGAGTCTATTACTGTAGAAAGAAAATTTTATAAAGATCCTGATTCAGTATCAGATGAAGAGTATGAAAAGGCATGGAGGGATGTTAATGATCAATGGGAAGAAACTCTTAGAGTAGAGAACAGATATAATAGGATGATGGTTTTTAATAATCAACAATGTCATAGAGTTCATACCTTTGGTCATAAACAGAAGAGATTAACTATTGCATTTTTCTTTCATCAACTTCGTGGTCCTAATCCTCCATATATGAGATTCTAATTATGTCTATGTTTCCTGTTATCTGTGTGGAGCACTTCTTCCCAGATCCTCAAAAAATTATTGACTATGCTGAATCTCTAGAGTATTCTCCTGCAGAAGCACATCAATATCCTGGTGTCAGATCAGATACTTTGTTTAATATAGATCAAGATTTAGATAGATATGTTGGTAATAGAATTTTAAGAAATTATTATCATAGTACTAATTGGAGTAATTATAATAATGTCAATTGGAGTGCTGAAATTAGATTCCATAAAATACGACCATTACATAAAGATCAATATCATTTAAAGAATAGAGGATGGGTACATAACGATTCAACTATTCTTCTTGCAGGTTTAATTTATTTAAATAGAGTACCAGAACCTGATACTGGTACTACTCTTTATACTATGAAAAAAGGATATGCTTGGACTGAGGATGAGCATATCCAGATTGAACATAAACATTATGCTGGTGAAAGCATACTTGACGAAGATTTTGAAAAAGCATATAATGCAGTCAATAATCAATATGATGTATCTGTTGAATTTAAAAATGTTTTTAATCGTATGATTGCTTACGATAGTCAAGTTCCTCATTGTGCTCAGACTTATGGGACACAGGAACGACTAACCCTTACATTCTTCTTTAAAGATCTTGTAGGATCACAACCACCACTTTCTAGATTCGGATGAAAATATTACTAATTACCGATCAACATTTTGGAGTTCGTAATGACAATCAATATTTTATTGAACACTATAGAAGATTTTATAGTAAGATTGTTATACCTTTTTTAAAAGCATCTGGTATTAAAGAGATAATAAATTTAGGTGATACCTTTGATAGAAGACGATATATTAATTTTATGTCGTTAGATGCTGCAAAGGAAATGTGGTTTGATCCTGTTAAGGAATTAGGATGTCATATGACTGCCTTGGTTGGTAATCATGACATATATTATAAAAACACATTAAGAATTAATTCACCAGAAGATCTATTGGGAGATTATGATATAGATGTCATCGATAAACCTACTACCCGTAACTTTGACGGTACTGACATATTACTTCTTCCTTGGATATGTGATGAGAACTACGACAGAACCTTACGAAGCATCACAGAAAGTACTGCACCTCTCTGTATGGGCCATCTTGAGCTTAACGGTTTTGAGGCTCATCCTGGTCACGTGATGGAGACAGGAACTGATATGAGTATGTTTAGTAAGTTTGCTAAGGTATTTTCTGGACATTATCATACCAAATCTAACATGGGTAATTGTTATTATCTTGGTAATCCTTATCAGTTATATTGGAACGACTATGGATCTAAGAGAGGATTCCATGTGTTAGATACAGAAACATATAAAACTACTTTCTACAGAAATCCCTTTGACACTTTCCATAAGTTGTACTATAATAATGGTGTAGCTATACCCGATAAGACAGATTTACATGGAACGTTTGTCAAACTCATAGTAGAGGACAAAGGTGATTATGCTAAATTTGATTATGCAGTTAAGCAACTTCAAGATCTAGGTCTAGCAGATCTAAAAATTATTGAGGATCTTAGTGTCGATTTAGAAGATGGTGATGCGGTTATGGAGACCGAGGATACTATGTCTCTATTGGACAACTACATAGATGAAATAGATCTTAAAGTTGATAAGTCTAATGTTAAAAGCATTATGAGATCTCTGTATATGGAGGCTTCAGAACTGTAATGTTCATTTTAGTTGATAAGAATACTGGCGGTGTTTATGCTGTTAGTAACGACAAGCAAACAAAAACTGTACATATGTTTGAGCAAAAAGAAGATGCTGAAAGGTATATGGGTCTTTTGGATGCCAGTAATTATGGGAAACCATTAGAACTAATGAATATTGATGTTGATGCTGTTGCAATAAACTGTGAAAAATTTGGTTATACTTATGCTATTGTTTCTAAAAACGATTTAGTTGTTCCTCCTATTAAATAATGATTGTATTTGAGAGTCTGAAATGGAAGAACTTTCTTTCAACAGGTGATCAGTGGACTGAGATCCAAATAAACGAAAGTCAATCTACTTTAGTAGTAGGTACAAATGGTGCAGGGAAGTCCACTATGTTGGATGCTCTGTGCTTTGCTTTGTTTAATAAACCTTTTCGTAAAATTAATAGAGGACAATTAGTTAATAGTATAAACGAAAAGGGTCTTAAAGTTGAAGTATGTTTTTCTATAGGTAAAGATGAATACAGAGTTTTCAGGGGTGCAAAACCCAATCTCTTTGAGGTTTACAAAAATAACAAGATGGTTGACCAAGAAGCTGCTGCCAAAGACACGCAGAAATATCTTGAACAATCAATCCTCAAACTTAATTTTAAGTCCTTTACACAAGTTGTCATCCTCGGATCATCCACTTTTGTCCCATTCATGCAACTCGGAGCAAGTGTCAGGAGAGAAGTTATCGAAGATTTATTGGATATCCAGATCTTCTCAAACATGAATACACTCTTAAAGGATAGAATGCGTAGCACATTATCCCAGAGTAAAGATTGTAAACACCTTTTAAGTATTGCTGAAGAAAGAGTACAAGCACAGCAAAAGTTAATTGATTCTCTTAGAGAAGTTAATGAAACTAGAAAGAAGGAAAAGGAAAAGAAGTACAAATCTAATGTAGAAATTGTAAATGAAAAAGAACGTATAAGTATAGAGAAGAAATCACAATTAAAAGAATTAGAAGGACAGGTAATTGATATAGAAGAGTACAAAACTAAATTACAGACATTACGTACAGAACAGGCAGAGAATAAATCAGAATTAAAACGTCTTACAAAGGAAGCAAAGTTTTTTGAAGATAATGATACATGTCCTACATGTACTCAAGCAATCGGTAAGACATTTAAGAAAGGTAAAATGACAAAGCTTAATAAGCTCGGTGTGTCATTAACTAAAGAGGTCTCGAAATCTAAAGAAAATATAAAGGAAGTATTAGAAACTATTGACAAAATAGAAACTATTTCTTTAGAATTGTATGAACTTCGTGGAGAAATATCTGGTTTTGAAAAAGATGTAGTTCGTATTGAGTCAGAAAATTTAGAAATACAAAAGGAATTATTAGAATTAAAAGAAAATACTCCTAATATTGATAAGGAGATGGAGACTATTGAATCTTTACAGACACAATTAAAAAAGACTCAAGAGGATTGTGCTAAAATAAATTCTACCTTAGATGAGTTTCAAGTTGTTTCAACTTTATTAAAAGATTCAGGTATTAAAAGACAGATCATTAAAAAATATATTCCAGTATTTAATAATCTTATCAATAAGTATCTACACAGTATGGATACCTTTTTTAATTTTACACTTGACGAAGAATTTAATGAGGTTATCAAGAGTAGGTTTAGAGATGAGTTTAGT